CCGGGGTCAGCATGATGTTCAGGTCAATGGCACGGCGCTGGGCGGCGAATACATAAACTTCACTGGTGACCGGCCGCTTGCGCTCCAGATAGGCCTGCACTTCGGCCACCTTCGCCTCATTGGGGAAGATATCGGCGTCACCGTCGCAGACGAAGGTCAGCCCGAACGTGCCCGGCCCCATCCAGCGCGGCAGCGCCCAAGCCCGCGTCACCCCAGGCACTTCCAGCGCCCATTCCACAAAGTCTTCGGCGTTGCCGACCTTGCTCGGGTTCTTGAAGGCGGCACGAACCCGGCCGCGTAGCGCTTCGATTTCCTCCTGTTCAGTGCCGCCGACGATACCGCCGGGGCCAATGACCGCCGTCGAATTCACGCCGAGCACCGGGGCCACAGCGGTCAGTTCGCCGGCCTCGATGTTGCCGCTTGGCCCTAATTCCTCTGCGGCCAGCTGCAACTGGGCAGCACCGTCAACCAAGGTAGCGGCCACCTTGACCACATAGCGGCGGCCATCTTTGGCCTGATACACCGTCCCGGCATCTACCGGGAACCCCGTAGATCCGGTGACCGTGGCCAGTCCGGTCGCCGCCACGGCAGGTTTGCGCCCATCCTCCAGGCGCCAATCCGCCCAGCGCAGCACCTGCTCTTCATCGCAGGTCGCCGGGTGCGCCTGCCTGGCCACCCAACTCTGGTAGCCAAACAGCTGATAGGCCGCACCACTGAGCGCGCGAGCCCCCACCTTGGCATCCGAACGGCGCAAGGCGTCCGGGGCGTTGCGCTCAAAATCGGCCTCGGTGCGAGTGATCAGCGCCTGCAACGTCGGAATTTCATACGGCATTGATCAAGCTCCATGTGTCTTCAAAGGCCAGCTGCAGGGTTTCGCCGTTCGACTCGGTAAGCCGCACCTGCAGGTTGACCCGGTTAATGTCTTGCCGCTCGACCGTGACCGTAACGGCGGTGACAATCTCGTCCTCGGTCATCCAGCGCAGCGCCTCTTCGGCGTATTCCTGCGCATCGCGCAGGGTGTCCGGGGTGATGGCCCGGCGCTGCAGTAGCCACAGTCGCGAGCCGATCTGATCGCCAGGCGCTGTGGGCACGCTGTCTCCCCACCAGCCCTTGCGGTCGGCATCGTCCAGCTGGTCGTCAGCACCGGCGCGGCGCCAGGTGAAAAGACTGATGGTCACCGCCCTGCGCAACAGCGCTTCGCGGCTCATGCCCCACCCCCTACAGGCTTGTTGGTGCTGCCCTCACCGTTCAGCACGCCATCGTGCACATGCTCGATCTGGCTGATGCCGGCGGCTACCTGATCGCCGTCCGACTCGATGCGGCCGGTGGTGCGGATCACGGGCGTGTTGAACTCCACCGCCGCGTCGGCCTTCACCTTGAGCGTGACCGTCTCCAGCTCGATAACCCGGCCACGCTTGAACTGCAGGTAGTCGCCTTCGTCGGTGTACAAGGCCACTTCGCCGGGCTTGAGGCCCTTAAGGCGGAAACGCCGGTCTGCCACCATGATTACCACCCCGTGGCTACGGTCACCGAAAAATCCCACCAGGGCTTCGGCACCAGACAACGGGCAGGATGTGAGACCGTAGGGCTCCAGGTGCTCGATGTCGTCTTTGACTTCCCCGGCGGTGATGCGCAGCTGCAGGCTCTGCAGCTTGCGCGCCGAGTTGGCCAGCACGACCACGCCGCGTGCCAGCACGCTCGCTAGGGGGTTTCTCATGGCTTGTAGTCCGCTGGAATGAGGTATTCAAAGTTGTCGGTCTTCTTGCCCTTCTTGAGCTTGCGGCTCTCGTAGGCGTCGTTCGGCTCGGGCAGGAAGCCATCCGGCGGGGCCACGGTCATACGGGTAAAGGTGCCCGTCTCGCCCAGCTCGTAGGTGATTTCACTGATCAGCATGTCGCGGTCCAGACCGATCAGCGGGTCAATCACCCGCACGATCATGTTGTGCCGCCACAGCTCGCCACTGCTCTGCCGCCAGCCCTGCACCGTGTAGTTGATTGCCATGGCCTTACTGAGGGCATTGGCGCGCTCCCACTGCACGCGGTCGCGCGCCATCTTTTCGGTCAGTTGCCCCGACTGGCTGATCACCTTCACCCGCCGGCGCGCCACCCGGTCATCACCTATGCGCGCCTCCACTTCGGACACGGCCGGTCCGAACGAAACGTCGGTGCCACTGCGCTGCCCTCGACTGATGTACTCGGAAAACACATTGGAGAAGTCCAGCGCGGTGTCACCGGCGAGAATGTTCTTGCCCAGTTCCAAAGCGTCGACCGCCCGCCCAGCCGTGCCCGGCGTGGCAATCACCAGGCGGCCACGCCCATCGTCGGTACTGAACAGCCGGGAAAGCGTCAGTAGGCGGTCGATACTCTCGAACGCGGTTTCGCCCGGCTCGATGGTGTGATCGTCCAGCCCGAGCGTGACAGAGGCCTCGTTGATTACCTTGATGCCGTATTCACCGGCCAAGGCCTCGACGATTTTCTGCACACTTTGGCCGCGCCACTGACCGGGCGAATTGATCGCCGCGCAGTCCACCAGGTCGGCGGTTTTCGAACGCCCGGCAATGCTCAGGGTGATGGACGTGCCGTCATAGTGAATCGGCGTACTGAACACATAACCGCTCAGCAACAGCTCTTCGCCAATGCGCACTTCAACTTCTTCACCCTGGCGAATCCGTACCGGCGCCTCACCGCCGCCGGGCCACTGCCAGGTGATTGACACCGTAAAATCGCGCGCTTGCCGCTCCAGGCCTGCACTGATGCTTACGTCTTTCCAACCGGCGTAGTCGTGCCCGCCAGCGCTCAGGGTGACGGTGTTATCTGGCTCCATGGCTTAACTCTTGGCAACTTGAAGTTCTACGGCAGGCACAAAGCCCGGGTGGCGAATCGCATTGCGCGAAACGATTTCAGCGCCGCGCAAGGCGTCGCCATACAGCTGATGGGCCAGCACCAATGACGACACCATGGCGCGCGGCTGATACGGCCGCAGCCAAACACCGCTACGCGCCACTTCCGTCAGATGCCGATCTAAGGCCAAACGCGCATCACTGAGCGCGCCGAAGTGCTCAGGCGTGCTTTCCCCGGCCACTACCCACATTGCCTCACTGATCGCATCCCTAGCGGCCAGAATGTCATCCGCGACCGGTACGCCGTTATCCATCACGCTACCGGGCTCGACCGTTGCGCCCTGCTGCTCAAGCTGGACGCTCAGAGCGGCCGGCTGATCGACGCTCTGCACGCTGGCCACCGGCACCTCCGCCATGTCCAGCAACAGGTCGACAATGGCGGCATCCTGCACCAGACCAATGACAGCCGCCTGGATCAAGGCAATGTCGGGATCGTCCGTGGCTGCGCGCTCAGTGGACAACGCCACGATGGCATCGGCCTTGCTCTTGGACGATTGCAGCGACCCTGTGGAGCCGTACCCACTAAACCAGCGCTCAACACTCGCCAGATCGCTCAACAGGCTGGCCGACAGAGCGTCGGGCGCATTAATCACCGACTGCACGAACGCGCCCAGGTCGGCTGCCAGCGAGGTCAGCGGCTTAAGGAAGTTGATGGCAAAGGCATACGCACTGGAAATAGCCCTGCGCACCTTGTTGACCTGCTGCCGTGCCCAGTCCACCTTCGCCATGACCGCATCAAACCGCGCCTTGATCCGCTCCAGCAGCGACGGCACATGGGCCGCCAGCTGGCGACGGGTGTTCACCCGCTGCACCGGGAAGGTCAACATGCCGTCGATAAACGCCAGATTGAACCGCACCATGCCCAGCTCGTCGCGGGAGTGCGATAGTTCGCACTTGCCGGCTGTGACGGTCAGTCGCCCGAACCACGGGTGCACCAGCTCCCCCGGCCCAGGCTTATCCAGCGCTTCCAGCAGGCGGTCACGCTGGTCGATAAAATCGCTACCGACCACAAAGCCTTCGAACTTGTACTCCCGGGTTTGCCGGCCCATGTCCTCGACCATGGGCTGATCGCGCTTAGGGTATTCGTGCAACTGGGTGCGCCGGCCGACCGGCACACTGTCGCTGTCCACCCAAAATGGCACGCCGCGAAACGATGCCTCGCGGCGCAGGTCACGCCACTCACTCATTGGTGCCTCCCATGGTCCGACGACCAACGTTCTGCGGCGTTACGG